GAGTTCAGTCCTCCCCTTGTGAAAGTGAAATTTCCACGAGCGTATGCAACTAATGCCTACGTCTCGCGGCTCACCTCTTCACAAGTTGTGACTGCCCCGTTTGGACTCCGTGTAGCGCCGAGCATCGATATGAACGCTTATGCCGATCAGGCACTGGCGTTCATGATGCCACGACTAAATGAAGGACTATCCCTAGTCAACTTCATTCTTGAGCTTAAAGACCTCAAGCACATGGACCCGAGAGGAAGCTATCAACGTATTATGAGGCGTCATCAGACGCTTCGTAGTTTACGCTCCCCTACTACGCGTAAGGCTCTTACTCAAGAGCTCATTACGCGTATGAATGGGGCGGCGTTGAATGCCTCCTTCGGTATTGTCCCGTTTGTCAAAGATCTAGTTCAGATCTTCGACGACTTAAGTTCTTTAGCCTCGCGGCTCGAGCAGCTTAAGAAGAATGCGAATACACCCCAGCAGCGCCATTATAAGCGCGTAATCCCCCAAAGTTCGGGGATGGCTGCGGATCGTAAGTGGCACGAAATAAACTCCTCGGCCGCATGGCCTACAGGAGCTATAAGTGACTCTAACGAATCAGGTGGGTCTCGCTCTGGTCTTCTCTTGCAAACGAGAGCCAGGTGGGTACTACGCCCAGTGTATCATGCCACGGTTAGGTATTCATATACCCTACCCGAGGTGGATAGCCGGTTAGAGGAGGTGTACGCATACCTAGACACTTTGGGGGTCCGCTTGGACCCTTCGATTGTCTGGAATGCCATACCCTTCTCATTCGTAGTCGACTGGATAGTCGACGTATCCGGTTTCCTTGGCGGCTTCGCCAGGGATAACTATCCGATTAATGTTCAGATTCTCGATTTCTGCCACTCTTATAAGTGGCATAGAGAAGCTGAAGCGTATGTCTCGTGGACCTGCGACACCACCTTGAGCTTGCCCCAATATTCATTGGGGTATCCGCTCAAGCCTGGTTGGCAGCAAATCTACAAAGGCATGCGCAGTTCCTACTCCCGTGTCAGGCATCGTCCTGATATCCACACGGCACGCGTTCAGGGTCCAAAGCTAAGAGCTCAAGCGCTTTCTGGCGCTTTAATCTTATCTAGGACCCCGAGCGGTTCAAGCAAGGGCTACCTTAACAGTGCGATGAAGCCTCTTCGGAGGCGCATCACCCGTTACGGAGTTCGCTAGTTTGAGTAGTGCGTAGTACGCCGCCCGATTTCATCGAGGCGGAGTTTTCGTCACGCGTGTTCTACCCAGGCTATCACCAACCCGCACCTCTTACTGAGGTGCACAAACTCTAACATTAAGTCAGAATATGCTAACGTCAGACCTTACTGTCGTGGATAACCACGCCAGCCTCACACTACCTGGCCTTTTAGGCTCTAAGGTATATGCCCAGATTACTGGGCCAATCGGACAACAGATCGTCAGGCGCATTGCCGCGACGGCGAACACCACCCAACAGACGTTGACCATTGGTCATACGCTTGCTGGATCTGGCTTCGCTCAGCGGCTGCGATCACTGATTAAGCACGAGTATAAGGCCATCAACGCCGATTCATCCCTAACGGGAGGCGTTGTTCCTTATTCTACGTGCTATTTCGTCCAAGATCGCCCCATCCTTTCGGGTGGGAATATCACGGACGCGATTCTGACAAACAATATGAGCGCATTGCTTGACGTCATTTTGACGTCGGGTCAATGGGCTAAATTGTTGAACCAGGAGGCGTAAGCCTCCTCCATGCTGCCAACGAACTTCGAGCGTCCCTCATAGGGCTCCGCGAGCGGTTCGTTGGTATGCATGGTTGGTTTGTCTTAGTGTAGGTCTGCCATCAGGGACGTCCTTGATGTAGCATATCTGGCTGGATCACATACCACATTATAGAATATGGACATGAATAACAGCCGTCCCGTCGGGACGTTAGACGTCTCGTTTTATACGGGATTAATATGTGCTACGTTGAAAGACGTGGCAATCACCTGCAATCAATCAGACACCGAACTAGCGCGCGATCAGCGAGAAATCGTTATGCGCGCTCGTAGTGAAGGTATTACGTTCTTGACAAGAACCTTACCTTCGCTGGGAAAAGCCTTTGATAGGGCTTTATCCAGCAGCACTTGCTTCGAGTTCAAAGGCTTTAAAACAGCCCGCGGACTGAAGGTACCCCGCTTTATGCGAGATATCTTCTTACAAGTGTTCGATGTTGATGGATGCGAACGCAGTGATGCGTCCGCTCTGGCGATTAAAAGCCTACGACAAGTGTTCTACTTGTTTTACAAGTTGAACCTGCCACCGACCGAGAAACAATGCAATGAAGTCATCGAATTGTTCATCAAGACAGATAACGATCTGGGTTTCAACCCCCAAGTCGTCACGCCATATGAGAGGGAAGTCCTCAGGATTGCGCGGAACCTTATTTGTAGGGTTCTCGCTCCAGTGGACCCCCTCGACGAGGACGGCTTCCGTCCTCGGCATGGGCCTGGCGCTGTCGCTACGGGTGAGAAAGCTAACGAGAAGCCGGTCTTCCGGAGATACTACCGCAAACTTGCGGAAGTGTTCCCTTACGATCGATACTTCTTTTTTAACCTTACTCATCTCAGCGATGCGCTGGATAGTCTTGATGCTATGGAAGACCTGGAGACTGGTACTGCGAAAGTAGTACTAGTTCCGAAGGACTCCCGTGGACCTCGGTTAATATCATGTGAACCACTAGAATACCAGTGGATACAGCAAGGGCTAATGGCTCTGATGGTTAAAACCATCGAGTCACACCCGCTGACCGCTGGCTACGTGAATTTTACCTCGCAAGAGGTGAATCAACGTCTCGCTCTAGAGTCATCCTTGTCAGGGATGCTGGCCACTCTTGATATGAAGGAAGCTTCAGATAGGGTAAGTCTAGCACTTGTAAAAGCGCTATTCCCCGATACATGGTTCCGTGCGCTTGATGCGTGTAGAACCACTTCAACGAAGCTTCCCGACGGCACGATATTGCCTTTGGCCAAGTTTGCACCAATGGGTTCAGCAGTATGCTTTCCCGTTGAGGCGCTTGTCTTTTGGGCTTTATCGGTCGCAGCACTCACGTACTATCTAGACAGCCCTTCTGAACGCAGACGCGTGCGGAAGAGTATCTACGTGTACGGTGACGACATCATCTGTAATATCGAAGACCAAGATATTCTCAGGCGCAAATTACCCCTCTTTGACTTATTGTTCAATGAGGATAAATGCTGCACAGGCAGGTTCTTTAGAGAATCCTGCGGAGTCGACGCTTATAAAGGCGTCGATGTCACTCCCCTCAAAGTGAGGTCTGTATGGAGTTCGTCATTAGCTGGTACTGATTATGCCTCTTGGTGCGCGTATCACAACGCGTTCGAGAGGCGTGGTCTATTCAATGCGTGCGATTATGTAGCTGAAGCAATTCAGCGCATAAGGTTGACACCTTATGCCGACTCGGAAGAGACGAGCATAATCGTGCTAGTTGACAGCCGGAAAATGGCGGTCCAACATAACAAGGATAACAAAGTGCCGATGCGCTTTTCGCGCAAACACCACTATGCCCTTGTTCACGGTTGGGCCGTCCACCCTCGTGTCATTAACGACACCACGGTACCGGGTTGGTCTGAGGTGCTCTATAGAGCATCTACTAGCGGGGAGGCACTTATGTCCCCCCAACAGAGCAGGTATGAAACAGCAATGTTCCATGCCCGCCAGCTGGCTCATCTTGAGCCCGAATTGTACTCCTACGACCTGCAAGGGTTCGTGGAAAGTATTCCGGGCGAGAGATTGAAGGCGTACCAGTACACCTTGCCGCGTCAGGTTTCCCTGAGACGCGGATGGGGCCGATTCATCATCGGTCGGAGATAACTCCCATAGAGAAGCATGC